GTGTCCTATTACTGACAAAAAACCGCCCCCCTTTCGAATAATTGCAGCGTGAACAGGCAGCACAAAGGTTGTTGTCATTATCTGGACCGCCCAACCTTCTTGGAATTATGTGATCTACTGTATCAGCCTCTTGCCCACAATACTGACATATAAACCCATCCCTTCTAAGTATCCGCTCCCTTGTCTTACGCCAGGTCCTAGTCCCAACTCCAGACTTAGCCATCAATACCAACCCTTAGCCTTGTGATGTGCTAACGCTGTACATGCACAACCCTGGTATCTTGCATTAATATATTTAAGTCCATTATCAATTTGTTTAATAGGATCCTTCTCTTTGCTTTTAAGTATCTGGAATAATCCATACGCACTTGATTTAGGATTCTTGGCTTTGTAATTCCATCTACTTTCTTTATATACAATCTCATCTAAACAGTAAAACTGTTCAAAGTTGTAATTCATTTTATGAAATGTAATTTGTTTTAATGTATTTATTTTAATTGTTTGAGATTCTGCTACATCAAGGCTATAGATTTGGAAAACAAATAGAGCGAGCCCAACTAGCGTGCACCTTCCGAGCAATCCCCTGCGGGGCTCGGCTTTTCGGCCTTGAGCCGAATGCGATCTAGAGCGTATCATATAGGTAGAAATCATTTCAACACCACCTTATGGATTATCTCACTATGTGGACAGTGATTTACAACACATAAATCTGTAATCATCATCTTCAAGCCACCTTTCTAGGTATCCAGCAACAGCAGGCATGTATGACATTTCTGGCCCATGAATTGCCATGAACCGCATTGATCGCATCGACTGACCTTTGTGTCATTATCTACAACTTCAGCCAGATTCTTAGTTCCGATACAACCGCATGATTTACATTGATAGATCTTAAAACCTAGCGGTGCATCGTATTGTTCCATCCAGATAAACTCGGTTTTGCGAGCGCATCCATTACATTTAAATACTTGAGATTCCATTGGATTCTACAAACTCATCTAATGGTATACGCCAACCACCAATTGATTCATCAAAGTATTCATCGACCATATATGGTGTAGATATTGTCATGCCATAGACAAACACTTGGGAGAATGATTCTAGGTCCAGGCATTGTGTGGCCACAATAACCTTATCCTCATCCTTTTCCCATATTGGAATGGCTGTGGCAGTTCGGACTGATCTAACTTCAGTTGTGGTCCCTATATCTGGCAGATGCCTACGATTCCAGTGTTCATGATTTGGATACCAGGGCACACTCCAAGTTAATCCGTAGTGCTTGGCGGCTGCCCATTCACAAACATTGGCCCTAATAGATGCAAGTAATTCGTGTTCAAGTTTGCCATTGGCTTTACCTTGAGCATAATTAGGCCGATCAATAGATTCCCATTTAGTCAACCAACGCTCGGTTGCTAGTTGAGTACAAACTCTGACTTCATCTTTAGACAGATCAATTATCATGATTTACCTGCCCATCCATCACCTTTAAAGTGAATTGGTACTGCCGACCAGAGGCGCTTGAGTTTCCCCATGCATCCAGCACACTCAGGAACCTCGTGGTCAACAGGTAATGCAAGTTCAACCTGCGTTTGGCAAAACTCGCATTTATAATCATAACTAGGCATCGCCAATTTGTAAACAATTAGCGCACCTGCCATCTTGCAAGATACGATCGTCATCGCATAGATCGCACTTTATGTCTGACGGAATTACATGAACTCCGTCGTCATCAAATCGAGCCGTATAACCAGATCCATCTATTATTTCCAGGTATCCCATTATTCCAGCCCATCAAAGTACCAATTGCCGTTTGCAGTCATTTTGGCCCATTTAGCATGATCTGTGTTTTTACCTTTACATACATATCCAAAATAGGGTTTTCCACCCCTGCTCACCCCCTGTTTAAGAATGTGGCCTGCATCACAACAGACAGGCGGTTCATTCGGTGTCTTAGATCCTATTTGATCTACAACATCACCAACGGACCAGGCAACAGGTTCAGGATTAATTGCTTGCTTTACTTCGTCATCAAATGACTTCCGTAAGGCTTGCTCAACTGCTGCAGCCCTAGATCCTGGCGGTGAGTAGACTCTTTTAGTTTCAGTAGTTTCCACTCGCTTCATATCATCTTGAGTTGCAGTTTTGTTTGATCCCTTAAGCAATATTATTGCCCTACCTAATGCGGAACTGGCCGTATCTTCTACATACCATTTTTTCATATTAGGCATAAATGTTTCCCTGGATCCGAATGCAATATTTGATGCAGCAGGTTTATCATCATTGGCATCACGCCATAATGTAGCCTGAACCAAAATGTATCCTTCTCTAGGATCATGACTTATAACTGAAATGTCCGATCTTCCATTTTTGTATGTGCCAATAAACCATTTGTTTAAAGTAGCAACATCTTCATAATCATTTAGGTTAAAGGCCATTAATCAATCCAATCTAGTGTGCTGTCTTGCATGGCGTCATGACAGGTTTTTGCAATTGAAATGTAAGCAAGCGCGTCTTTGTAGTGGTCATCGACCTCTGGACTTTCCACGCTTCGGCTGATTTTGACCAGTGCCATGCAGATAGCGACTTGGTTTGGCGTAATTGGATAACCAACATATGCCGACCAGAGTTCAGCGATTCGGTTGTGTTGTGGATATGGATGACCATAATGGCTTCCTCTTGTATGAATAAGCGCGATTGCATCATCAAATAACTTTTCAGTGTTTGTCATAATCGAACACCTGATCTTGCTTATTTTGGATCATTCGGCGATGAAGTTCCCACCCATCCCGACGGCCTCTCCAATAGTGTGTTTGTTTGCGGTCCTCAATCTTTAACGCAACAAACCAATAAAGTGTAATTATACCTATGGTTAAAAACACTGCATTTTCGAATGTCATTTTGTAGCCTGCTCCCTTATTGCATTTGGTACGACAATCGGATCTCGATCATCGATTACTGTATACCTGGCACCTGACGGATGAATTGATGGTGCTGTTGCAACATAACCCCGCCATTTAATATCGATACCATCTATTAATTTGCCTCTAAATACATCACCAGCATTGGCTCTGTAATATAAATGCAATCCATCGCCTGTCTTTACTGTATAAGTTGGTTCAAACTCTTTAAGTAATGAACCACCATTTCTGTAATCTATATCAAAGACTACAAGTCCAGATTGATAACACCCAATACCAAGATTGATATTAGGATCGAAATCAAACCAGAAATTTATTAACTTCTTGTCAGTGGTTGCTGATAAGTAAGCGCGTTGGCATAAGCCAAAATGTGGATCTTTCATTTGTGGTAATAATGGCAGTACATGCCAACCACGATCTGCTAGATCCAATGCAGCCTGTCTAGTGTTTATGTCTGTCTTCATCTTGCTCCCTATCTGCAGGCCCTTCACCTGCTGATTGGGTAACTATGGCACTTGTCAAATAGGCCGACAACTAAACTATCGGCGTGTTTTATAACGATTAGATAACGCTAATATCCTCAAAATTATCGATATGGTCATCAATCGTGCGGGGCTGATAATCTGTTTCACGCCCCATAAGACCTTTTATTATAACGGAATGATCCGTCATGATTAACTGGGATTAACTCGACCTGGTGGCCAGCCTTACCAAAACTTAAAACCACGAATCCCATATTCCAATCGCCCGAGGCATATTTTAGGTAACTCGCTTTATTTTTCTGATCCATCAAATGCCCAGCCTCTATGCCCCAAATCGTTGAATAACGGCCGTTTAAGCCAGTTTGGTGTCGGACTGCACCCTGCCTATGGGAATGCCCACAAATGGTGTTTAAATTCCATTTCTTGGCCAAATTTAGGCCAGTTATACCTGCGTGCTTAGACATGTTGCCTTCGTCGCCATGAGCCAAAAACCAATTCTTTTCGAACTGGTAGCCCCTACGATGGAATTTTATGCCTAATGAACTGAAATCCATAAATCGCTCATAGGTCAATTCTGGTAATCCAATAAGGGATGGCGCACCTTTGAGTAATGTGGTATATAAACGATCGGTATGATTGGACCTGACAATATCTGTAGTTCCTAAATCAAATAAAATATCTTGAGCCAAGGCTCTTTCCTGATCTAAGGTTTCGGCAAACTCTAATTTTGTACCCTTTACCCAACGCGATTGCGATGTAAAATCTAATTCATCACCGGTATTTAAAACGAAATCAAATTTTTCATGTTTAGCCATGCGTATTAAATTGGACACGGCCTTT